ATAAGCCATACGGTGATGTGATACGTGGTTGTCTGACTTGTCCTGATGGTTATGTGTTAGCTGGTGCTGATATGACATCACTGGAGGACACTACTAAGCGACACTACATGAAACCACTAGACCCTGACTATGTTGAACAGATGAGCCGTGAAGGTTTTGATCCACACTTAGACTTGGCTTTACACGCTGGTGTCATAACTCAAGGTGACATCGACAAACATAACTCTGGAGAGCGTTCCCTTAAGGCCCTCCGTAAGAATTACAAAGTGGTTAACTACAGTGCCACATATGGTGTAGGAGCGCCTAAGCTGGCCCGTGAGACAGGTATGAGCAAGTCTGAAGCTAAGACCCTACTAGAAGCCTTCTGGTCACGTAACTGGGCTATTGAGAAGGTAGCAAGTACACTTAATGTACGTGAGGTACTTAATGGTGCGTGGCTTAAGAACCCTGTGTCCGGTTTCTGGTATAGCCTACGAAGTGACAAGGACCGTTTCAGTACATTAAATCAGGGTACTGGAGTGTTCTGTTTTGATACTTGGGTGTCGTTATGTAGGTCCAAGGGAATTAAGTCTATCGGGCAGTTCCATGATGAGGTAATTGCCATAGTTAAAAAAGGAGAGGAGGGTGCAGTAGAAAAGATTATGCACGAAGCTGCAATTAAGTTAAATGATAAGGTAAAACTTAACGTACCATTAGGTACAGATGTACAATTCGGAAACACTTATGCAGACATCCACTGATGTAAAATAAATGTGTAAAGTTGCTTGCGAAAAACCGATTTGGGTATATATAGTATTATACAACCCCTACGAAAGGAAATTGAATGGGTAAGACAGTTCAAGTAGAGTGCGAAGTTGAGTGGGCTAAGTTACGGGAAGAGGATCGTGACATGGGACCAAAGGATGGCTCTGACATGGCAAACACTTTTAAAATGAAGCAGGGAGTATATGTACTTAATCTTCTGCTAACTGATGAAAGCAAAGCCAAGATGATCAAGGACGGTGTTCCTAACACAGGTCTACAAGCTCAGTTGTTTAAGACCAATAAAGAAGGTCAGATGTACTACAAAGCAACAAGACCTCACTTCAACCCTAAGTTTGTTAATCAGGAAACTGGTGAACAAGGTGTTTTAGTTGGTCCACCAGCTATGTTTAAGAGGTCTGGAGAAGACTATGTGGCTTGGGACTGGGAAGAGGATGGACTGATTGGCAACGGCTCTAAAGTTATTGTTAAGCTAGACGTATGGGACGGTAAGATCACTACGTTGGAAAAGGTAGCAGTTGTTGATCACGTTGTATATGAGTCAAAAGTAGAAGATCGGAGCGTTTTCTAATGAAACTTATTATTACCTTTCAGTCCTCTGATGATGAAGATGGCTTTAGTGGCAGCACGACTGTTGAGCGTGACGATGTGGATGATCTTCACTCTCTAGCTCAAGCATACGGTGATGCAGCAAGGGCAGCGGGGTTCACCTATGTAGAAAGCGTAGCCTTTGAAAAGGATGATGGTCAGATGGTGTTTGGTGACTTTTAGTGCTTAAGGTCCTAGTAGACGGAGACATCCTAGCCTATCGTGCTGCCTTTGCTACTCAAGACGATCTCCCCAAGGATGCAGAAGAGAAGATAGAGGTACTACTCGACTTCGTTCTTGAGGAGACTTTAGACTTTCCAACCCCTGATCAGTTTGAGATTTATCTCACAGGGTCTAATAACTTTCGGTTTGAGATAGCAAAGTCTTACCCCTACAAAGGTAATAGGGATGGAGCAGAGAAGCCTAAGCACCTACAACATATAAGAGACTACCTAATTAATAAGTTTGGTGCTAAAGTTAGTGAGGGAGAAGAAGCAGATGATCTAATAGCAATAGCAGCAACCCGAATTGGTCCTAAAGCTATTGTAGCATCAATCGACAAGGATATGTTACAGATACCATGCCGCCACTTTAACTTTAATAAGAAAGAGTGGACAGAAGTAGATGAGTGGTCAGGGACTAAGTTCTTTTATACCCAAATTCTGACAGGTGATGCTGCTGATAATATCAAGGGAATATACGGAATTGGTCCTAAGAAAGCAGGTAAGTTACTAGAGGAGTGTACTACAGAAGAAGACCTCTGGAAAGCCTGTGTAAAAGCCTATGACGGTGATGTAGACCGTATAGTGGAAAACGCTAGGTTACTCTGGCTAAGGAGAGAAGAGGGAGAACTGTGGCAACCACCAGTAAGCGTAGACAACACGCAATAAAGAATGGCTACAGATCAGGACTAGAGGATGATATTTCCGTTGACTTAAAGAATAGGGGTGTAAGTTTTGAGTATGAGACACTAAAGATTAAGTGGACATTACTTGAGAATAAGACTTACACCCCAGACTTTATTTTACCTAACGGGATTATAATTGAATCCAAAGGAAGGTTTGTATCCGCAGACAGAAAGAAGCACTTGAAAGTAAAGGAGCAACACCCTAAGTTAGACATACGATTTGTTTTTAGTAACTCTAAGGGCAAATTAAACAAAGGGGCTAAATCTTCATACGGTGACTGGTGTGATAAACATGGGTTCATCTATTCAGATAAAAGGATACCAGACGAATGGTTGAAGTAAAAGATATACTAGAGCTACTTAAAGACCTTACTAAGGAACAGTTAGATAACTTACAGTTCTACGTTAATGTAGAAGTATCTGAACGTACAGAGGGCCTACAGCATGGGTAAAACAGTAGTAGTCTTCTCTTGCGCTCACGTTGATCCTAGTGTGAGCAATGAGAGGTTTAATTGGTTAGGTGAGTTCTTGTACGACATAAAACCTGACTATGTTGTAGACTTGGGTGATGGCGCTGATATGCGGTCATTAAATACATTTGACACTCGTTACCCAGAGGCAATAGTAAGTCAGAGTTATGAGGAGGATATTGACCACTACAACGATGCACAGGAACGTATTCGTTGGAAGTTCAGACACCACAAGCGTAAGCGTCCAACTTACATAGGATTTGAGGGTAACCATGAACAAAGAATTAAGAAGGCTCTTAAGCACGATCCTAGACTCGAAGGATCAAAGTACGGCATATCTTTCCGGCATCTCCAGACGGACAGATGGTTCGATGAGTACCATGAGTATGAAAACTCCGCACCAGCGATTGCTGATTACGATGGCGTCTCGTATGCTCATTACTTTAGCAGCGGTAACTTTGGCTCTGCTATGTCTGGTATGCATCATGCTAATGGGCTACTGGCTCACCGCCATCATAGCTCTACCTGTGGTCATAGTCATAAACGCGATCTTAAGTTTAAAGATTCTTCTCACCCTAGAGGAGTTATTGGCCTTGTAGCAGGTTGTTACAAAGGGGCATCAGAAGGTTGGGCAGGGCAAGCCAACCGTGAATGGTGGTCAGGTGTTATAGTTAAACGTGAGGTAGCTGATGGTATGTATGACCCAGAGTTTGTATCCCAAACTAGACTTAAGGCAATATATGGGCAAGCGTAGTGATTTTGAGAGGGTCCCAAGAGACTATTATCCAACACCAATAGCTGCTGTTGAGCCTCTTATAGCACACTTACCTTATTCATTTGACTACACAGAGCCTTGTGCTGGAGATGGGAGACTAATACAACATATAACTAAGTTAACGGACGGTCATGGGGAGTGTTTATATGCTTGTGATATTGAGCCAAGACATCCTTCTGTATTTAAGCATGATGCTCTTGACACTAGCTTTGGTGGATACGGGGTCATAGACTTTTGTATTACCAACCCTCCGTGGGAAAGAAAGATACTGCATCCTCTTATAGATCATTGGCTGCACGTATGTCCAACTTGGCTCTTGTTCGATGCAGACTGGATGCACACCAAGCAGTCAGCAATTCTTATGACCTACTGCGTTAAGGTTGTTAGTGTAGGAAGAGTAAAGTGGATTGAGGGTAGCAAGAGCGTAGGAAAAGATAATTGCGCTTGGTACTTGTTTGACATTATGAAGGATTCGGGTACACCGACAGAGTTTTATGGAAGGGTAATAACATGATTACAGGTCAAGATTTAGCAGAGATAGGTTACCTTGATAAGTTTAATGACAATGGTATACCTAAGAATGATTTAGCTGCCTACAGTCAGTGGGTAGAAGGTAAGATACTAACAAAGGGCAGAGAGAGGCAGATAGAAAATACTCTTGGCCTTGTAGGTGAAGCTGGGGAGGTAGCAGAGAAGCTAAAGAAGTCTATTAGAGACTACTCCATGTTTGATAAAGATGCCGTTATGAAAGAGCTAGGTGACGTTCTGTTTTATGTCGCAGCACTATCTAACTTTTATGGGGGTTCACTACAGACTATAGCAGAAATGAATCAAAAGAAACTGGACGATAGACAATTACGTGGTGTCCTACATGGATCAGGGGATAATAGATGAAGAAAATAATAATGGCTGCTTTCTCAAGCAACTGGGCTTGGAGGTGGGTTAAGTATCACCAGACTTGGAGAGCGCATAGGGATACTATAAAGCAACTCAACAGGCTAAGTGGTGATCAACTAAAAGACATAGGTTTAAGTCGAGATGACATTGACCAATTAGTGTGGCTAGAAGAAGATAAAATAATGCGGGGGCGCAAATAATGGATAACTTTTTTGTAACAGACTACCAACACTTCATACACAAGTCTCGTTATGCGCGTTGGCTAGATAAAAAGAATAGGCGAGAGAATTGGCAAGAGACTGTATCTAGGTATATGGAAAACATAGTTAAGCCGTTAGCTGGTGATGATAGCTTTGTTGGTGGTATAGAAAAGGCCATACTATCTTTAGATGTGATGCCCAGTATGAGATCATTAATGACCGCTGGCCCAGCCGCAATAAGAGACAATACTTGTATGTATAATTGTTCCTACCTTGCAGTTAAGAATATAAAGAGTTTTGATCAAGCTATGTTCATTTTACTCTGTGGGACTGGTGTTGGGTTCTCAGTGGAAAAACAGTATGTAGAACAGTTGTCAGAGGTTCCCAAACTTTACGATAGTGAAACTAATATAGTGGTTAAGGATAGCAAAGAGGGTTGGGCTAAATCTCTACGACAGTTAATTGCTTTGTTGTATATGGGTGAGATTCCTACATGGGATACCAGTAAGGTTAGACCAGCTGGT